GCCGATTGGACGCCGTTTTGGGCGGTATTCAAGGATTGGCGGGTGCATTTGGAGCGGTTGAAGGTGCAGCGGCCGCCCTGGGCCTACAAAACGACGACCTCCAAAAAACCATGGTTAAATTGCAGGGCGTTATGGCATTGGTTAACGGCTTGCAGGCTGTGCAAAACGCGCTCCAGGCAGAGAGTGCGGTTATGGTCGGAATCCAAACCGCAGCGACCAAGATTCAAACGTTCGTCATGGGTCAAGCTACGGTGGCAGCACGAGCCTATTCGGCCGCGTTACTTGCAACCGGAGCTGGGGCGATTATCGTTGCGATCGGATTGGCCGTTTCGTTATTCCAAGGCATGTCGAAAGAAATCGACAAGGCAAAAGCGAGGCTCGAGGCGTTCCAAAAAGCGCAAGAACGATCGCTCACACTTGGACAGCGTCAAATAAAAGAAGAAGAACGTCGCGCACAGTTGGCAATAAGTCAAGCCCAGGCGTTAGGCAAAAGCGAGGCCGAAATATTAAAAATAAAAGAGGACAGTCTGAGCCGTCAAAAATCCATGTATATAAAATACGGGAAGGAGGCATTGGATGCGTTACAAGCTCAGCGTAGGGAGGAGTTATACATGGCCGGTGACAACGCGGCCAAAACGACGGAAATTTACACGAGGTATCAGCAGCTCGAAAGCGATCTGCGGTACTCAATTAATAACGAGTACAAGGACAAAGTCGTTGCCCTTGAGGTTGAAAAAAACGGATTAATCGCAACCGCTAGACAAAGCGATTTAAAAGATTTCCAAAAACAAGAGGAGGTCAGATTAGCGTTGGCAGAGCATTCCGCCAACGAGTTAAAAAAATCACAAATTACATCAGCAGCAGGCGGACAGATTCAAGGCATTAAATCCGTGGCAATCGCCGCGCCTAAATTACCTGACCCCAAGCCGATCGAGCACGCCTACGCGAAAATTGACTACGCGGCTAAAAATGCGGCGGAAAAGCAGGAGGACTACGAGTTACGTTTTGCCAAATCGGCCGAGGGTATTAATTCAGCATTTAACAGTTTGACGGCCACGGGTCTTGAGGCGTTTGGCGAATTAATTGGAGGCGTTTTGACCGGTCAAATTGATAGTTTTGAGTCGTTCGGTAAAAAATTACTCGGCGCAGTTGCCGGTTTCATGAAATCATTTGGTCAAGCGTTGGTGGCGACGGCAACGGCCTCCAAAGCGTTCAAGGAGTTATTGATCAAACACCCAGTCGCGGCAGCCGCGGCCGGTGTTGCGTTGATAGCAGGTTCGGCCGTAATCACCGGAATGTTGAACAAAGGACCACAGCCCACAGCGTTTGCGGAAGGTGGTATCGTGTCAGGTCCGACGCTCGGTTTAATGGGTGAATATCCAGGGGCCTCAACCAACCCGGAAGTCATCGCGCCGTTGGATAAATTACAGAAATTAATGAAACCAGGCGATTCGAGTTCGGCCTTTGTCGCGTCGACCCATATCAGCGGTCGGGATTTGGCGATAGTTTTAAACCGATACAACACTGATACAAAACGAGGATAATGGCACGGAAATATTACGGAAGTTTCAAAAGTATAAACAACGTCACCCACCGCGTCGAGATTTGGGATGGAGCGAACGGAACGACACCCGAAATACTTGCCGGATTATACGCCGCCCGAGTAACGGCCGCTGGAGGTTTCCAGGAGGCCGCGGGATGCCTCAGTACGAAATTGAACGCACTCAGCAGTTCGACCGAATTAACACTCGCCGGTGAAGGTTACACGATTACCAGGAACGGCGAGGGCGACCCGCTGTATAAAAAATATATCAGACCGAGCCGCGTCTCGACAAATTGGGTAATTCCAAACGATACAATTTTAAACGATTTCGAGTCGATTAGTACCGTAACGGAGCAATATTGGGCGATATTGGTTTATAAGGACGGCGTTTTGGATTACGTAGGTAGAGTTTTGGCGGATCAATTAACGCGCCTCAGAGAGTCGATTCAATCAAAACCGATTCTTGAGCTTGTCGCGGTTGACGGCTTGGAGTTGCTCAGCGGTTACAAGGTGGATCCGTCGAATTTTAGCGATGGTAAAATAACGATAGCGCAACTATTTAGGCGCGCATTGGACACATTAAATTTGAAGGATTACTGGCTAGTTAACGGGATCCAGTCGGATTATTTCCGGGAAGCCTCCACGGTTTACAATTCAGCGGCATCACGCAAGGGGTTCGACTTGGAGGAGGTGAGCTTAAATACGTTTGTCGACGATTACGATCAATTCAAGGACGTTCGAGCCACGGACGCAAGTCAGTTCATCTACGCGGACAACGACATGATCGATTACGCTCAAGCCTTGGAGCAAATATGCGAGGTGAAACAAGCGCGATTAATCCACTCGCAAGGTAAATATTGGCTCATAAGTTTTGCCGAGTATATCGACACGACGATCACGTACCGCGTCTATTCGTATACGTTGCAATTTGGCGGAACGACGTCGACCTATGCACACCGTCAAACATTGGGGGCGTCTGTGCGTCCGCAATGGCTAGCCAAACCAACACTGACACACCAGGTCGCCGCGAAATATGTCGAGGTTGACACACAGCGCAGGTTAGGGGCTACGATTTACCGCGGTTATAATAACATAAGCACGGCCCCGTTGATGCACGAGTTCACCGATATACCAACGGGAACGAACCCAGACGAGCATCCAATGCGCGTACGGTTCAACATGAAATTCACCAAGGCGTACGTTCCTGATCCCGTCCTTGGGTTGCTTTATCCTGAACAGTGGGTCCAAATTCAAGTCGAGATATATGTCGAGAACAGTGCCGGCGGTTTCTTGGTATTGGATCAAAACGGATATTGGGTTTCCAGCGGAAGCCCTGGGAGCTCGTTGTCGTTCAATGAAAAGGTCGACGTGACAAACCAGGCAGGAACCTGGATGACCTACAATTTCAACAAGAACTTAACGACAGCCCCGGCCGGTTACAATAAGTTGGGCGTTAGTATTATTATCAAATCGGTATTTCCAATATTTGACAGAAACGGCAAAAAAACAACCAAAACAGCATCGCCCGTCGATAAGGAGTTCTGGGGGGCGGTGAACGTAGCGTTTGCAGATTCAAGCCCGTATAATAACCCCGATTTTACTTTTGATATTGCTGAAATATTCACACCAGGGGCGGCCAATTCTGTGAACTCGGTGCCGGTTATCTTGAAGCCTAAATATTACTCGAGCGATACGAAATACGCCAACGGTGCGATTCGAGTTTATAACGGCTCGAGCTACGTAATGAGCGAGTCGAATTGGTACGGTGGCTGGGATTCGGTAACGCACGGAACGCTCACTGAAATGCTCGGTCAAAGTGTGGCGGGTCTGTACAAAGATTTCATGCCGGTAATTCAAGGCACCTGGATTGATTCGGGTAGTTTGACGGCCATCAAATCGCTGTATTTTGATAGTTATACCTGGATCTTGCAGGGCTGCAAATATTCGGCCCGAATGGATCAATGGGACGGCGAGTGGATTGCGATTATACCGACCTATTCAGGAACCACCGCGTCCGGGGAAAGTTACAAGGTCGGCGGAGGATTGGGGGATCGTGTGAATTATTTAGACATGCAGGTCTCGGATATTAACGACCAGTTGCAAGCCGTTTCGGATTCTGTTAAACAAACCCTAATTAACGACGTCAGCGGAAGTCCAACAGTGGCTCCAACGGTCGACACCCAATACGAGGTGATGATCCAATACGATGCAGCCAACGAGGTGATGCAATGGAGACTGCAGGAACACGGAACGTTTAAAACGTATACGGTCGGGGTTCACGCGTTGGATGTGAATTTCGAGGGCCATTTGGCAGACTGTACGGCCGGTTCGATTACTTTGAATTTACCCGCCGCCAACGTATCGAAAGGGAAACGTTATTATTTCGTAAAGAAAGGCAGCGCACACAATTTACGAATTGACGGAGCAGGCGCAAACATAAGCGGAGTGGATCACATCGACCTAAGTACGAATTACGCAACCGCCACGTTGATTTGTGACGGGACGGAATGGTTCCGCATCGCGTAATTTGTTGCAACCGTTTCACCCTACGCGGGTAATTTCGTGACTATGGTTTTTAACGCAGTCGAAATCCTTGCCGGTTCGGAAGGTTTCAAAAAAATACACGGAACGGGAGCAGTAACCGGCGTGGAGTACAACGCCTTGGTGGTCCGTCAAGATACTACGTTTAGCGCGTTTACGGTGATCGACGCCAACGGGTTCACGATCAACAAATTCAGCGACGCAGCTATGTCTGGTGTCACGTTCCAAATCGGTGAATTTTTGCCAGCCGGAAAGGGCGCGAAAATTACGGCATTCACCGTTTCAGCAGGTTCAGTTTTAGCATATTAATTTTATGATCGGTATCGGAATTGGCACGCGTAACCGAGTGTATCGAGGTCAGGGTTGGCCCATCGTTCAAGGTTATAAATCGAGAGTGACGGCCGATGGCGGTTATTATGAGGGTATTTCATGTTTATTAAATAAACTAAATAATTTATGAGCGACTTATTAAATCAGGCGAGTTTGGTAATGATACCAAGCGGGTATAAGGAGGATGTTGTATATTCAGCAGTCCCAACCGACGGAAGCGGGGATTTATCATTCACAAGGGCGAGTAACGGCACCCGAATAAATAGTGCGGGGTTGGTGGAGGTTTGTCCGTGGAATTTGTTGCAGAACTCCGAAATATTTACTTCGGGTTGGGCTACTCAATTAGGGGCATCAATTACAGCCAACACAACGCCCGCGCCAAACGGAACGACAACCGCAGATACTATTTCATTTGGCACATCAAGTATAAGCGGAATCTATCAATTTGTAACAAATTCAGCGGGTGTTTTTACTCTTTCCGTTTATGCAAAGTGTGCAAGTGGAACACAAAGTTTTAAGTTTATTATTTACAACGGAACAGATGGACAAATAAACGGGTCAGTATTCACAGTAACAACCGAATGGCAAAGATTTGAACAGTCATTTACAGTTACCCAACCCACAAATTGGCAAATAGTAAATGCAAATGATTCCGTTTCTCGTTCTATTTTCATTTGGGGCGCACAACTAAACATCAGCTCAACCGCCAAACCCTATTTCCCCACTACCGACCGCTTAAATGTTCCACGCCTAACTTATCAAAATGGCGGGGGCGGGTGTCCTAGTTTGTTGTTGGAGAGGCAGAGTACGAATCAATTAACTTATTCGCAAGATTTCACGCAAACAAGTTGGACAAAAACTTCGGGGTTAAGCATAACGGGTAATACAACAATAAGCCCAGATGGAACTCAGAACGCGGCAACTATCACAAACATCTCTCCTTTTTCATGTGTTTTATTCCAATTAGCCAGCACATCTGCTACAACTTGGACAATATCATTTTATGCAAAAAAAGGCACAAATAAATATTTGGGGGTTAGTTTTTGTTCTGCAACCTACCAAGCCACAAGTCGTTACCAGCCCGTATTTAATTTGGATAATGGCACTTTGCAAACTATAAACCAAAGCGGTTCAAACGAAACAAATACAAGTTATTCAATTACTGCGGTAGGGAATGGATGGTATAGATTGACCGCAACTGCAACTTTTGCCGCGGGTGCCGACCAATGTTATATAGTTTTACAATCTTCAAACAATACAAGTTATACCCCAGCAAGTGGAAACTTAGATTGGACAACCCCTACAACGGGTAATTATTATTTATACGGCGCACAAGTCGAAGCGTCAAGTTACCCCACCTCCTACATACCAACCACATCAGCAAGTGCAACAAGGGTGGCGGATTCATTCTCACGCAATAACATCTTCACCAATGGTTTGATTACAAGCAGTGGAGGCACTTGGTTTGTTGAATTGATTAATAATATAGCTTTAATTTCCGATTCTGGTTCTCAGTTGAGTATCGGCACATCTACTAATATAGGTGGAGGAGGGCAAACGGGATTTTCTTTACGAAAAATGGCATTTCCATTAAATCGACTTTCAATTGTTAAGTATTTAAGCGGTACAGCTACATCATTATATTTAACCCTAACTGATACTATTAAAGTAGGTATAAAATGGAATGGAACAACGGCTGATGTCTTTGTCAATGGAGTGAAGGTCGTTACTGCAACTGCGTTTACGACTACAAATATGGAATTTTTAGTTCAGTATACGACAGGAGATGTTACAAAATTCATCTCACAAATGATGTTATTTCCTACACCTTTAACTGACGCCGAACTTGCATCCTTAACAACTATCTAAATGAAAACCTTCGCTAAATTCGAGTTCACCCCTACACAATGGGCAACCCTTCGCAAGTTAATAGAGCAAACTACAACCACACCCGACGGGGAGAAAACAAGTTGGGTTGATTGTGCAGTTGTTGAAATTGGCTTTATTTGTTTACAATGGGGGCAAGATGCGGAAGAAATACCCGTGTGTGAAATCCTATCAGACAAATGGGCGGTTGATATTCTATTCTATTCGGAAGTACCGAAAGAGTTTGAGCCATTTGCGGTTTATCCAAATCCTTGCGGGATTCACACTTTTAGCGGGGACGATAATTTGTATCTTCAAACCTTTTGTGCGAAATATCCTGAATCCCCTTATTGCATTGTACCAGAACCCAAACCAATTATATAATGAAACCCGACCTAGCAAATGACACGACGGCAGCCATTACGGCAACGATTTCGACCTCAGCGGCCATTATACATTTTACTCAAACTTGGGGGCCCGTTCTTTCATTTTGTGTGGGTGTTGTTAGTTTTTGTACGGGCATTTTGGCGGGTGTTTATTACCTTAAAAAAGTAAACGAAAAAAATGGCCGCGAAACAAACTAGCACCCAGCAACACCAGCCGAAACCAAAACGGAAGCTCGGCCGACATACGAAACACGTCAACAAGCACAAATCATGCAAGGCAAGCCGCGGACAAGGTTAAAAAATTACTTTAAGCCGACCCCGAAACGATTTCGTATCCTGGGGGATTCAATCGCGGCCGCTTCGTTATTTATTGCCGGCTTGAATTTGGATCACCCGAAAATTATGCTTATTTCAGGCGTTGCCGGTGCGGTCGGTAAATTCGTGACAAACTTTTTCGGCGATGAGGCCTAATTATTTACTTTATGCGATCATGGTCATCACGTTGATCGTGGTGGCTTATCTAAACCGGCCCGTTCCAACGGTCCAATATCATCACACGACCTACACAGACACAATAAAAACGCTCGAGCTGAAATATGACACACTGTACAAAATCCAACGCCGCACGCAAATCAAATATGATACTTTGTACCGTGTTATTTTTGGCGATACTTCTTGCCAGACCACACGCGATTTACTCACAATGCACCGACAGCTCGACACGCTCGGATATTAATTTATATTTATTGAAGGGGGCAGAAGCCCGCGAGCAGCTCAATCTGTGCCGCCAATTTAGGCAGGTTGATTCATCAATCATTGCAACACAACGCACAGCCATTCAAACGCAAGCCGAGGACCTTGGACACGTTAAGCGCGTCAATCGTTCGTTACGCATTGCGTGTGTCGTTTTGGCGGCCTTATTTTTAATCGCGCTATGAAAACAAACAACGTTCATACTTTCAGAACCAACGCCAAAAAATTAAAGGTGCTGTTAATATCCGATTTACACTGGGACAATCCACACTGTGACCGCGAGTTGTTGCGTGATCACCTGGAAGAAGCCAAAAAAGGCGGAAACGATATTTTGATCAACGGCGACATGTTTTGTTTGATGCAGGGGAAATATGACGGGCGTCGCAGCAAATCAGAGATCCGGCCCGAGCATAACAACAGCAGATACCTAGATTCGGTTGTTGATACCGCGGTCGAATGGTTTGCACCGTACGCGCACAATATCAAGGTGATCGGGTACGGCAACCACGAAACCTCGATTCTCAGACATTGCGAGACGGACGTCATCGAGCGTTTTGTCACGTTGTTAAATAACAAAACCGGCGCATCGGTTCAGGTCGGCGGCTATGGTGGCTGGGTAATTTATCAGCATATTCGCGGACAAAGTACCATCAGTAAGGCGTTTAAAATTAAATATTTCCACGGTGCCGGTGGAGGCGGACCGGTTACAAAGGGCGCGATCAATTTTAACCGTATGGCCACAATGATCGAAGGAGCCAACGCAATATGGATGGGTCACGTCCACGAATCGACCGAAATCACCTATACATTGGAGGGTTTGAACCTAAGAAATAACGTCGAATTGCGCGACGTCTTGATGATCAGAACGCCAGCCTACAAGGAAGAATACAACGAAGGAAAGGGCGGGTGGCACGTAGAAAGGGGTGCGCCTCCGAAACCTTGCGGGGGTCGTTGGCTTGAGATTCATTTTGATCGAAGCAAATCATGCGACTGGATGCGCGCGTTTACGTATAAAACAAATTAACTTTGCCAAATGGATGCAATAAACCCGGAGCACTACAAAAAGGGCGGGATTGAATGTATTGAGGCGATTAAGGCCTCGATGAGCGATTTGGAATTTCAAGGATATTTGAAGGGCAACGTAATAAAATACACCTGGCGATTCCGTCACAAAAAAGGCGTTGAAGATTTGCAAAAGGCTGAGTGGTACAATAAACGATTAATCGATGAACTTAAAACAAATACCGTTTAACAATTACGTGCGGGAAAAATCCGCAAAGAAACAAATCGTCCTGCACCATACCGCAGGGGGCGGAAAGGGTGAGATAGTGTACCAGGGATGGCAGGCAGACCGAACACCGGTAGCAACGTGCGTGGCTATCAGCCGAGACGGCGAAATCGTGCAGGGGTTCGGGTCTCAATACTGGGGGTATCACCTGGGCATGCAAATAAAACACTTCGGGAAATTGCCATACATGAACCTGGACAAACAGTCCATCGGGATTGAGCTGTGCAATTGGGGGCCGTTGACCTACAAATCGGGTCAGTTCAGAAATTACGTGAACGGCGTGGTGAGTTCGGACGACG